GAATCTATTGTGCCAACGCCTGTAGCACTAGCGTCATTGGTAGTTGTTGAACCAGCTAGTTTAAAACAATGTGCAATAAATCCATCATCAGCGTCATTAGTGTAAGATATATTTCCAGCTACAGTAAAACCATCTGACGTAATCGCAGTTACTCTAGATGCGGTGTCTTGTCCATCTGTTTTATTAACGTATATATTCTTATCAATACCTCTAACAGTATCGACAATATTATGCCATCCATCTCCATTTTCTACTCTGTTTTTTATATGTAACCAATCAGGTTGAAAACCTAAACCAGTAAGGGTTTGGTTACTATCACTACCTGAATATAATACTTCGTCATGGTGTGCTGATGGTTTTGCTATTTTTGTAAATGTTGCCATATTATCCTCCGTCTGTTTGGATGTTTTCGCTACATAAAGCTAAGAATCCAGTAGGTGGTGCATACTCAAACGAGCCTTTACCATTACCATCTGCATTTGCTGATGCAACTGCTGTAGTTCCAAAGTAGCCATGTCCAAAATTTATATACATATATCTGTTTGTTGAATCTGATGCTTGTCCACTAATATAAAATGACATTAAATCATTATCTGTGTTTGTTAATACTGTGCCACTATCGTATGTGCCACTTGCTGGATTACCAACATTAGAAGTTCCAGGGGCATTGTTCCAAGTTCCATTTCTACCTGTCCATACCTTGCCTGTAGCAGAATCAAAAGCAAACATAATAATATCTCCATCACTACAGTTAGCACCATAAGTTACTGTGCTACCAGCGTTTTGAATTTGTGATGAGCTTGCAGATGTTAGAAAACTAACTGCTCGTTTACCACCATTAGCAGCAGATTGTAAAGCTAAGTCAGCGTTAAATTGCTCTATTCTTTTTGGAGATGAGAAGTCAGTCATATATACACCAAGTGTTGCTAACATATTTGCTTTTTCAATCTTACATTCCCAATACCATTTACCACCTTGAAAACACATATCTATAGGTTGTACTCTGTTTACACCTGTTGTCATCCAAGCAGTGTGTCCAGCATGAAGTTGATAAACTTTGGTGTCATAACCATTAGCTGTGCCTCTTGGATTACAAGTTGGAAATTTATTATTAGGTGTTGATATAGATTGTTTTAAATCTCCACTAACTGCATATGTATTAGTGTTGCCTGATGAATCAGTACCCAAAGCACCAGCATTTTCAAATTTAAGAAAGAAACCATTAGTTCCATAAGTAACCGATGGATTAGTTTTTGGTTTCCATATTCCAGTAGTGCTATCAGTTTCGCCAAAAGTTGATGCAGCATAAGCAGTACCATCTACAAAATGAAAGTGAGCCATTTGTCCATCAAAATATTTAACTCCACCATCACTTCCTTTACCTATAGTGTGCTCTACATTGCTATTAAAATAACCATCATGATTTTGTGATGGGTAGGTAGCAGTAGATAAAGTTTCTAGTGTTCCATTAACATAAATTTTAATTCGGTTTGTATCTGTTGCTTGGGTAGTATCTTGTGCTACAACAATGTGATACCAAGCGGTAGTGTCTATAAATTTTCTTTTTGTAATTGTTAAAAAATCATAACTACTACCATTCCATGACCTATAATGTAAAGTATTATCACTATCGAATATAAAATATCCATTACCAGCGTTAGCAGTATATATCATACCATCACCTGTAACACTTCTCTTTACCCATACACTAAAAGTCATGGTTCTTCTATTACTTGCACTTGGTGTTTTACTTAAATATGAATTTGCTGTCATTAGTTGAATTGTCCTGAATTATTTATTCCTACTGATATGGTTATACTAAATGCCCTGTCTGCTGTTTGTGCTTCTGCATCTGTAGCCCTTAATGTAAAGTTATAAGTTGTTTCAGATGTTGCGTTAGGAGCTGTTCCTGTAATTGCTCCTGTTGATGAGTTAAGTGTCAAATTCATGGTACTTGCAGGTGTGTCAGTATTACTTGTTAGCACACTTGTAGTTTCACTAAATGCTACTGTTGAGTCTGATGAAGCATCTACATCTAAAGATACTGATGCTCCTGCTGCTACACTTCCTAGACTTCCAGCAGATGTACTCCATGTAGGTGCATCTGATACTGTAAGTATTGCTGATGAGCTACGAGCTGCTAAACCATCAGGGTTTTCAACTCTTATAAAATATGTGCTATCTGTTCCAATGGTAAAGTTTGCTACAACTGTGGTTGCATTAGTAAATGAAACTGAGTTTGGAGTAAAAACTACTCCTGTAGAACTTATAGCTTCTACATGAATACCATTTACAAAATTCGTACCTGTTATAGTAATTGATGTTGCAGTATTCCCAATAGCTGATGGACTAATTGAAGATACTGTTGGATATGTAGCTGTAGCTGCCGATACAAAACTCGTTACCCCTGAACCATTGGTTTGTAATACCTGTCCATTTGAGCCATCAGAAGTAGGTAATTTTATCAAAGTTCCACTACTGTTTATCATATTAGAAATATGATGTATGTAATTACCCATGTGAGCATGACTGCTACATTGATAGTACAATAGGTTTGGAGTGTACTCGTCTACTTGAATCTGTGTATACGCACCAGCAGTACCAGGTGTTCCGTTTGTTGTTACATTAGTTGTATACGCTGTAGATTTTGCAGCGTTTAAATAAAATCTTAAAGGGTGTCCGTCATTACTTGCGTCAGCTTGGTCGAACCTATAGTAATAAGTTTTACCTGTATCTGCACCATCAAAGTTTAATACAGCTCCTTCAACTCCATCTATTGTATATGCACTACTAGAGCCTACGCCTGTATAGGGGTGTGCAGATGTTTTAGTAATTACTTTGACTTCAAAGGATATAGGAGAAGATGAACTTCCCCAGTCTGATTTATAATCTTTACCTCTAGTTCTTGCTACTGTACCAGCTTGTCCTGATGTATTCTGTGTGCCTGTGGCATTAACACCAGGTAGATCAATATTACCTGTGCCATCAAAAGATACGCCACCAATATTTCTTGCAGTTGCCAAAGCTGTTGCAGTGGCTGCATTCCCTGTAGTTGATCCTGATGTTCCTGAAGTATTACCTGTTACATTTCCTGTAATGTTTCCTGAAAAAGTACCTGATAATACATCTGTAGCAGCATTAAAAGTTAATCCACTAGCTGTCTTTGGCCCTAGATCACCAGTTGCTGCCGTTGTAAATAAAGGAAAACAGGTAGTATCTGTTGACTCATCTGCAACAGTAATTGTAGTAGGTACATAACTTGATGATGCTTTTGCATCTAATTGTGTTTGTATATTACCTGATACATTGTTTAAGTATCCAAATTCTGTATTTGATATAGTGCCATCATGTATTTTAGATGCGTCTATTGCTGCACTTGTATTAACATCTGCATTAACAATAACGCCTGTACCAATCGCTGCTGTACCTGTAACATTGCCTGAACCATCAAAAGACGCTGAAGTCCATGTAACATCTCCAGTCATACCTATTGTGCGACCTGTTGCTAACGCTGTTGCTGTACTTGCATTTCCTGTTACAGCTCCTGTCACATTACCTGTTAGGTTTCCAATAAACCCACCACTACCTGTTATAGTTCCTGAAGTAGTTAAACTTGTTGCTGAAATAGCTGGTAAGTTAGCTGCTAAATCTGTAATCGTTAATTTAAAGTTAGATCCTGAATGAGCTATAGCAAATACAGATTCTGTATTAGGGGTTGTTGTTGCTGTTAAATCACTAAATTTTTGTGTTGCCATTTATTGTTCAGTCCATGTTGTAGTTGCTGTAGCTGGAACATCTTGCCAGTCATCAGGAGCTATAACAACTCCCCCTTCTTGTTGAAACAGTAATCCTGTTTCTGTTACTAATAAATCTAAGTTATCTTCTGTTTCGAAATACCCTTCAGAAGTATTTTGTATAACACTCCATGTTGTAGCGTTTGTAGAAACTACAGTCCATGTAGTCATTAATATAATCCGTAGTCAATTCTTGTTACAGGTGCTGTACCTGAGTGTCGATCTCTTTCATTAGATTTTATGATATCTTCTTTGGCTCTATCATAATATCCTGACCACACTTGTATTCTTTTATCGTTTTGTAAATAAGGTTCTGCTTCAACTAATGCTCCGTATAAATAAATATCAGGGTGATGTGTAAGCATATCGTTTGTAGTATTAGAGTCTGATAAAGCTGTAAATGTTTTGTAATAAGCTATTTCTATTTCATAAACGCCATCAGGGATCGGTCTTAGTTGTATATCGTTACCTTTGATTGAATAGGCTTTTGGGCAACCTACACTACTTCCTGCTTGTAATCTGTCCATTATTTCAGGGGTTAAAAACTCTAAAGGTGTTTTTGTATCTGTATTAAGTTTTATGTTACGCATGGCAACATAATTGTCAGGCAATGAATAATATTCAGTATTAGCTATAGTATTAGCTGTTACTCTAGTTTCCATTCTCCTAATCTTAAAATCTCTTTTATGTCTTGTTTCAGCTAAAGCGATAAAATCAGGGATTACATCTGTTAAATCACTTCTATCTAGCCAAGAAGCTATAGATGTTTTTAGTTCTGCGTATGTTGATATTGTCATTATGCCCTCATTTATTTAAATTTGCGTTTATTCCTTTTGTTTTTTGGTATTCTCATTTTATTTCTTTCTTCTGCAAATTTCATTATAATCATAGGAGCTAATGCAGATGTTCCCAATAATCCCAAATGAAGGTTATCAAAATTTTTTAAAGAACCTTTTATTTTTGGTGTTCTATCTTTTTTAAATTGATATCTTGCCATTATATTACTCTACTAGTTGTTTTTAAATATTTGTAATCAGGACTGTTAAGTAGTTTCTTAATAGCCTTCATATCTTCTTTTTTATTTATATCAATTCCAAATTTAATCTTCCATTCTTGTGCAACCATTACT